TAAATGCAGGTATCGCATCTGATGTAAATCTTTTTACAACCGGTATTGTAACTGCCACGACTTTTGTTGGCAATCTAACTGGAACTGCATCAAATGCATCAGGTGCAACTGGTGATTTCTCAATTGCGGATAAAATTGTTCACACAGGTGACACTAATACTGCAATTAGGTTCCCTGCTGCCGATACATTCACTGTAGAAACTGCTGGCACAGAAAGACTTCGTATAACTTCTGATGGTTCAGTTGGTATCGGAAGTGCTGTTCCACAGGATGAACTTGATGTTCATGGAAATATTATTACCGGTGGTCTTAAACTCGTCAATAATGATCGCGGTAATCCAACTAGAAAAATTGTAATAGGATCAAGTTCAGTTTATCATATTAGATTATACGATCCTACCGATACTACAAGACTTCAAAGTGTATTCAAGGTAGATGGGACAGTTGGTATTGGAACTGATAATCCAACATCAAAATTAGATGTTGTTGGTGATGCTAAAGTATCTGGTGTTGTAACTGCCACATCATTCTATGGTTCTGCTGCTAATCTAACAGCAACGACTGGTGCTTCTGCTGCTACTTATGGTAATGCATCAAATGTTGCTCAGGTTGTAGTAGATGCTAATGGTAGAATTACTGGTATTTCTAATGTTGCTATTTCTGGTGGTGGTACTAACGGAGTTACTATTGAAAATAATGGATCACCTGTTGGAACGGCAATTACTACTATTAATTTTAGTTCTAATGTAACAGCAACTGCAAGTGGTAGTATTGCTACAATAACTTCTTCTGGTGGTGGAGGAGGAGATACTTATCAATTTAATACTGGAGTTACAAGTTCTATTTCTCTTGCTGCTACTGGTATTGGGGTAACCGCACTAACATTACCATCAACAGCAGGAAAACAATATACGATTTACTCTATCAATGCATCAAATGTAGCAACAGGAAATACCGAAGTTAACTTTATTGGAGCATTTGATTTTAGTGGTGGTGAAAGAAGTTACTTTGCTTACAATATTCCTGTTCCAACAGGATTTTCGATTGAGTTATTAGAAGAACCACAAATATTGAACCCTTCTGATAAAATTACTATTAGATCTACTGACTTTGTTCGTAATGGTGCTGATGATATTATAGATGTTTACATTACATATAAAGAAGAAACTAGTAGTGAATATTTTGGAGTTGGAATTGGATCAGTTGGTATTGCAGTAACAACGAATATTGGAATCTATACATCATCAACATATCCAAGTGTTGTTCAATCAATTCGATTGACAAATAGAAAAGATGATGGAGGAAAACCAATTTCGATTGCTATTAATAATGGAATACGAACAACTTATTTGGTTGATAATTTAATTGTTCCAAAATATGGATCAATTGAACTTTTGGAAACACCAAAAAGATTGAATACTAATGATATTATAGAAGTTCAAGTTGATGAAACAGAATGTATAGATATTCAAATTTCTGGTAAAAAAATAACATCGTAAGGTAAATAATTATGAGTGCAAGGGCAAATGGACATCCTGAAATAGTGATTTCCATTGCTCCTGTTATCGTATAAGTAGTGCTATAATAAAAGAAAACCTTTGATATGAAACGTAGTATTATAATCATTGATGATTTTTATTCTAATCCAGATAATGTTCGTCAGATTGCTCTGAACTCATCATATCCGAAACCGACAGAGGGATATACATATCCAGGAAAAAATTCTAATGATAATTATTACCCTCCAGAACTCCACGATAAATTTGAGACAATTCTCAATCGAAAATTAACTCCAGCAGAGCAGAATGGATATTTTCGACTATCATTAGAGTCTGATACTTTTCAGCAGGATGTTCATGTTGATCCTTCATGGGAATTTGGAGCTGTATGTTATCTGAATACTCCAGAACAATGTATTGCTGAGGGTGGAACATCATTCTGGATGCACAATAAAACTAAGATAGAACGTTGTCCTCAAACTGATGAACAAGCAAAGTATTATGGATACTCTTCTGCAAAAGAAGCATGGTATACTACAGTATATGGGGAAGGTTTGGATAGATCTAAATGGACTCGATATTTACTTTCTTCAATGAAGTATAATCGTATCGTAATATTCAGAGCAGATTTATGGCACTCTCATAATTATAACTTTGGAAATGCATTAGAGAATGGTAGAATGGTTCAGTTATTCTTTTTTAATCCTACGACTTGGTGAGTATGAATAAAACTTATTATTTTATGGCGGGACTTCCTCGATCAGGAAGTACATTGCTAAAGAGTATTTTGAATCAAAATCCAGAACTTCATACAGAACCAGTCAGTCCCGTATTAGAACTCACTCATTATACCAATACATACTTTCAAGACAGTGAGCAGTATCTTGGATATCCAAAACCAAAATCAGCACATAAAGTCATCTCAAGTATCCTTGAAGATTATTATGATGATGTAGAAAAACCTATCATCATCGATCACTGCCGAGCATGGAGTAATAATATCCAAATGCTCAAAACTTTTATTACACCAACTCCAAAAATTATTTGTCCTGTTAGAAATATTACAGAAATTCTAACATCCTTTATCACAATGATAAGACGTAATTTGGATCAAGTATCATTTATCGATCAACATCTAATTGAGATGGGATTTCCAATCACTGATGATAATCGTTGTCATTATTTAATGAGTAAGGATGGGATTGTTGAGCAGGCACTATGGGCACAATCACAGGCATTTATTCGTAAAGATAACCAAAACCATCTACTCATGATAGAATATGATGATATTGTTGAAAATCCAAAAACTACAATGAAAAAAATTTATGAGTTTTTGGAACTTGATTGTTATATTCATGACTTTGAACATATTGAAAATCCGCATCGTGAGATTGATGATCAGTGGTATCTTAAGGATATGCATCATGTAAGAAAAAAACTTGAGAAAAAGTCAAAATATCCTCAGGATATTCTTAGCAAAGAGGTCATAAATGCTTACAGCAACTTAGAATATTGGAAAAATTCTAACCATACATATTATTGATTATGAGTATAATGATTGGACTTCCTTGTGCTGGAGGTATTGTAAGTGAAAAAACAACACTTGGATTGTTTAATCTAGGAAAAAGTTTTGTAAGAAATAATATTCATCATGGATTATTAACTCTAACAAACTCTTCTTTAATTACACAAGCACGATCAAAGATTGCAAATTTCTTTATCAATAACACAGAACACGATTATTTGTTCTTTTTGGATAGTGATATTGGATTTAATCCAGAAGATGTGGTAAAATTATTATCATATCAATTACCTATTGTTTCTGGTGCTTATCCAATGAAGATTATACCTGAACGATATTGTGTTGATGTTATACACCCCGAACAAAAAAATGGTGATTTATTGAAAATTAATGGGAATGGAATGGGATTTGTTCTCATTCATCGTCAAGTATTTTTAGATATTGCAAGACAATATAAGGAATTAAAGTATATTCCTTCGGATTATCATTCTGATACTATACATACTCAGGCAGAAATGAATAACTCGTATCATTATTTTGCTGAACATAAAATAAAGAATAGTTTTGCATCAGAGGATAAAAGTTTTTTTCATAGGGCATCACAAGTTGGTTATGATGTTTGGTTAGATACAAGTATTAGACTCAATCACACTGGTTATCACATTTATCAAGGATAGTATTATGAAATCTGGTGCAACTGAAACATCTTATGCTTATTTGCAAGAACATTATACATTTCCAGAGAATGTTTTTGTTTCTCATCTTCCACAGGAACTGAAAAAATCAACTCATGAATATAAAATATTATGGGCTCATCATGCATATGACCAGCAAGTATTTTTAAATTTTGAACATAACATTGTAAATCATATTGTTTCTCCATCACAATGGAATAAAGATCAATTTATTAAGTATCATAATGTTCCTGAAGATAAAATTACTGTAATATCTAATGGTGTTGCAGATTTATTTTCATATTCTAATAATAAAACAAAGACAATGATTTATACTTCTATACCTTATAAGGGTCTGGAAGTATTATCGAGAGTTATACCATTGATTACTCAAAGACATCCTGATGTGAAGTTTAAGATATTTTCATCAATGTCTTTGTATGGTCCTGGACCTGATCAGTTCTTACACATTTATGATCATCTCAAAAAGATGCCAAACGTCGAATATTCTGAGGCAATTGATCGTGATGAATTGATAAAGCACTATCAAGAGTCTGCATTCTTTATTCATCCTTGCACTTGGGAAGAAACATTCTGTGTTTCAATGGTAGAAGCAATGAAGTGTGGCGCATATCCAATCATCACTGATATTGGAGCACTATCTGAGGTTGCAGGAGAAAAAAATGCAAGTGTAGTTCATATTGATGGAGAACCAACATCGAAAGGATTTAAGATTACTGATGTCTTCATAAATAAATTTATGAAGACATGTTGTGAGGCACTGAACTATTACGATCAGGACCAAACTTATTATCATAAAATATCAAAAATAATATCTAATTATGTTACTGAAAAATATAATTGGAAAACCATTGCCGAGCAATGGAAACTGCTAATTTCACAAATAACAAATCAAACTATGACTACTGAAAACTCTTCTGAATTGACTTATACCCCAATTGATTCTCATCAAGCAGTTACTGATGATGAGTATCTTACGCAAGCATTTTCAAATGTTTTAAGGTGGGAAGAAAGTGATAAGGAAATGGCACAAGGAAGAACAAACTTCCAACTTGAAAAATTTATTGGACTGAATACACATAATATCTCAGTTTCCTTTGAGCATATTCTCAAGGAACGACGTAATATGGCAACAGGTTATATGTATAAACTCATTGAGATGAAAGAAAAAGTTCGTGAATTTGATTATAAGTGGGCAGATAAAGATGATAAGACACAACCATTCATGTGGGGTGATGATGGATCTGGTGGTGGAAGAAATAAACTCTGTTGGCATGATTTGGATGAATTAGAACTCACTCATTATCTAAAATCAAGTGAGATGGAAATCCGTGATCGTCTTCATCAGATGGAGCACCTTGATAAAATGCTTGATAAACTTGTGAGTCAAAATGGAGGAACACCACCTACAAGAGAACAATTCCTAGAAGAAAATCAAGAGTATTGGGATACTCGTCTTGCAGAGCAAGCACTTGATGACCTAATGGCAGCACAGACTGGCATCTCAGGAGCAAATCTTCAGGCAATGCGTCGTGCTTCTGCTCCTGCAATGGTTGACCCAAGAAATAACTTTAAAGAAGGTTATTTGCCGATGGATAAGTTAATGGATCCACGAGGTCGTATGGAGTTTATTGGTGATCTTCAGAGTAAAGTAATGAAGGGATATGAAAAACTGACTGGAACTGATCTAGGTTACGGTGCTGCAATCAAACCATCGGAAGAGAAAAAATCTATTTCGGGGCAAGGATTTAAGGAAGAATGAATTCGCAAATTATTGTAGTTGATGACTTTTATGATATTGCTCATCAGTATCATAAAAGTTTTGATGAATGTGAATGTAATATTACTGATGAAACAATTGGTAAAATAACACAGATTTTGGGGCATCCTATTAAAATAGTTAATGCGTCAAACGAAATTGTAAAATCATCTGGTGTAATGGCACACTTAGAGTGCGACTGGATTGCTGTGATTTACATGTCTCTTCCACTAGAAGCATTTGGTGAGATTGGAGTTCGTTTTTATTCACATATTAATACTAATTTAGAAACATTTCCTACAAAAAAAGAAATATTAAAACATCAAATTGATGAAAAACAAATAACTAAAGTATTTTCTTCTGATATGAAATTGTGGAAAGAATATGGATGTATTCCTGCAAAATATAATAGAATGGTATTGTTCAGGGGAAATAGATGGCACTCATATACTCTAAATAGTAATATTAGATATCAGAAAATAATTATAAAAAATGACTGAAACTAGAGGGGTGTTTTCTCTTAGCGATCTTTACGATTTGAAGGTATTAGAGGAATGGATTCCATTGGATGAAGTTTGGATAAGTCCGTCTCGTTTTTTTGCACCACCACCTGATACCGGTTACTTTGGTGGTGGTGATGTAAATGATAGTGAACGTTCAACAATGGATAAGGTCACTTATGCATCTGATACCACAGCAGCAGTTCCTGGTGCAGCATTAAGTTCGACACGTAGATATCATGTCGCAACAGGAAACTCAACTCATGGTTACTTTGGTGGTGGTGAGGTAAGTGATAATGACAGTTCATCAATGGATAAGGTTACTTATGCATCTGATACGACAGCAGCAGTTCCTGGAGCAGCATTAAGTGCGGCACGTAAATATCTTGCCGCAACAGGAAACTCAACTCATGGTTACTTTGGTGGTGGTGATGTAAGTGATAATGACAGTTCAACAATGGATAAGGTTACTTATGCATCTGATACGAGAACAACAGTTCCTGGAGCAGCATTAAGTGCGTCACGATATGGTCTCGCCGCAACAGGAAACTCAACACATGGTTACTTTGGTGGTGGTGTGGATGGTGATGATGATGTAACAACAATGGATAAGGTTACTTATGCATCTGATACGACAGCAGCAGTTCCTGGTGCAGCATTAAGTTCGACACGTAGATATCATGCCGCAACAGGTAACTCAACTCATGGTTACTTTGGTGGTGGTGATGTAAATGATATTAACAGTTCAACAATGGATAAGGTTACTTATGCATCTGATACGACAGCAGCAGTTCCTTCTAGTGGAAATTTAAGTGTGGTACGTAGATATCTTGCCGCAACAGGAAACTCTACACACGGTTACTTTGGTGGTGGTGATCCTGGTCCAAGATCAACAATGGATAAGGTCACTTATGCATCTGATACGACAGCAGCAGTTCCTGGAGCAGCATTAAGTTCATCACGAGAGGGTGTTGCCGCATCAAGTGCAAGAGCAAATGGATTACCAACTTCAGTTTTAAATCCTGCACCAAGTTCCCCTGCGATAAGATTTCCAGATGGAGTAGCAGAAACACCAAACACTGGTTACTTTGGTGGTGGTGATCCTGGTCCAAAATCAACAATGGATAAGGTCACTTATGCATCTGATACGACAGCAGCAGTTCCTGGTGCAAACTTAAGTCTGGCACGTAGTTCTCTTGCTGCTACAGGAAACTCAACACATGGTTACTTTGGTGGTGGTACTCCTGGTCCAAAATCAACAATAGATAAGGTTACTTATGCATCTGATACAACTGCTGCTGTTCCTGGAGCAAACTTAAGTCTGGCACGTAGTTCTCTTGCTGCTACAGGAAACTCAACACATGGTTACTTTGGTGGTGGTTTTCCTGGTACAAAATCAACAATGGATAAGGTCACTTATGCGTCTGATACGACAGCAGCAGTTCCTGGTGCAGCATTAAGTGCGGCACGAAATAGTCTTGCTGCATCAGGAAACTCTACACACGGTTACTTTGGTGGTGGTTATCCATCTTCAAATGCAGCAATAATGGATAAGGTTACTTATGCATCTGATACAACTGCTGCTGTTCCTGGAGCAAACTTAAGTCTGGCACGTGGTTTTCTTGCTGCTACAGGAAACTCAACACATGGTTACTTTGGTGGTGGTTTTCCTGGTCCAAAAACAACAATGGATAAGGTTACTTATGCATCTGATACGACAGCAGCAGTTCCTGGTGCAGCATTAAGTGCGGCACGATATTCTCTTGCTGCTACAGGAAACTCAACACATGGTTACTTTGGTGGTGGCCGCCTTCCATCCCGAACAGCAATAATGGATAAGGTCACTTATGCATCTGATACGAGAGCAGCAGTTCCTGGTGCAGCATTAAGTGTGGCACGAGATGGTATTGCCGCATCAAGTGCAAGAGCAAATGGTCTTCCTGTAGCAGTACCACCAGCAGCAACACCAACATCTCAAACAGTTACTATACCAACACCAGCACCAAACACTGGTTACTTTGGTGGTGGTGATGTAAATGATAATGACAGTTCATCAATGGATAAGGTTACTTATGCATCTGATACGACAGCAGCAGTTCCTGGTGCAGCATTAAGTGTGGGAAGATTTGGTGTTGCTGCAACAGGAAACTCTACACATGGTTACTTTGGTGGTGGTGATGTAAGTGATAATGAAAGTTCAACAATGGATAAGGTCACTTATGCATCTGATACGACAGCAGCAGTTCCTGGTGCAGCATTAAGTGCGGCACGAAGTAGACTTGCTGCAACAGGAAACTCAACACATGGTTATTTTGGTGGTGGTTTTCCTGGTCCAAGATCAACAATGGATAAGGTCACTTATGCATCTGATACGACAGCAGCAGTTCCTGGTGCAGCATTAAGTGCGGCACGAAATAGTCTTGCTGCAACAGGAAACTCAACACATGGTTACTTTGGTAGTGGTGGTTTTCCGTCAATATTAACAATGGATAAGGTTACTTATGCATCTGATACGACAGCAGCAGTTCCTGGAGCAGCATTAAGTGTGGCAAGATTTGGTCTTGCTGCAACAGGAAACTCAACTCATGGTTACTTTGGTGGTGGTGAGGTAAGTGATAATGACAGTTCATCAATGGATAAGGTTACTTATGCATCTGATACGACAGCAGCAGTTCCTGGTGCAGCATTAAGTGTGGCACGTAGATATCTTGCCGCAACAGGAAACTCAACACATGGTTACTTTGGTGGTGGTATTCCTGGTCCAAAATCAACAATGGATAAGGTTACTTATGCATCTGATACGACAGCAGCAGTTCCTGGTGCAGCATTAAGTGCGACACGATATGGTCTTGCCGCATCAAGTGCAAGGGCAAATGGTCTTCCTGTCAATCCACCTACTCCTTTCCCTGTTATCGTATAATTAGTGGTATAATACTAAATAATATTATATATCAGAAAATAATTATAAAAAAATGGTTAAAACTAGAGGGGTGTTTTCTCTTAGAAAAATTTATAATTTAAAGTTAAAAAACAAAGGGATTCCATTGGATGAAGTTTGGATAAGTCCGTCTCGTTTTTTTGCACCACCACCTGATACCGGTTACTTTGGTGGTGGTGGTGCTCCTGGTCCAATAACAACAATGGATAAGGTCACTTATGCATCTGATACGACAGCAGCAGTTCCTGGTGCAAACTTAAGTTTGGCCCGAAATGGTCTCGACGCAACAGGAAACTCTACACACGGTTACTTTGGTGGTGGTGGGCCGGGGGTGAGTACAAAATCAACAATGGATAAGGTTACTTATGCATCTGATACGACAGCAGCAGTTCCTGGAGCAGCATTAAGTTCATCACGTTATAGTGTTGCCGCAACAGGAAACTCAACTCATGGTTACTTTGGTGGGGGTACTTTTCCTAATACAACAGTAATGGATAAGGTCACTTATGCATCTGATACGACAACAACAGTTCCTGGTGCAGCATTAAGTGTGGCACGAAGTAGACTTGCTGCAACAGGAAACTCAACTCATGGTTACTTTGGTGGTGGTGATCCTGGTCCAAAATCAACAATGGATAAGGTCACTTATGCATCTGATACGACAGCAGCAGTTCCTGGTGCAGCATTAAGTTTGTCACGAAATCGTCTTGCTGCAACAGGAAACTCAACACATGGTTTCTTTGGTGGTGGTTTTCCTGGTTCAAGATCAACAATGGATAAGGTCACTTATGCATCTGATACTACTGCTGCTGTTCCTGGTGCAGCATTAAGTGTGGGACGATTTCAGCTTGCCGCAACAGGAAACCAGACATCAGGTTACTTTGGTGGTGGTTTTTCGACAATATCAACAATGGATAAGGTTACTTATGCATCTGATACTACTGCTGCTGTTCCTGGTGCAGCATTAAGTGTGGGCCGAAATGGTCTTGCCGCATCAAGTGCAAGAGCAAATGGATTACCAACTTCAGTTTTAAATCCTGCACCAATTTCCCCTGCGATAAGATTTCCAGATGGAGTAGCAGAAACACCAAACACTGGATATTTTGGTGGTGGTGGTGCAAAATCAACAATGGATAAGGTCACTTATGCATCTGATACGACAGCAGCAGTTCCTGGTGCAAACTTAAGTTTGGCCCGAAATGGTCTCGCCGCAACAGGAAACTCTACACATGGATACTTTGGTGGTGGTTTTCCTGGTCCAATATCAACAATGGATAAGGTCACTTATGCATCTGATACGACAGCAGCAGTTCCTGGTGCAGCATTAAGTGTGGCAAGATATGGTCTTGCTGCAACAGGAAACTCAATACATGGTTACTTTGGGGGTGGTTTTCTTGCTGACTCTAGTTATGTAACAACAATGGATAAGGTCACTTATGCATCTGATACGACAGCAGCAGTTCCTGGAGCAGCATTAAGTGCGGCACGATTTCGTCTTGCCGCAACAGGAAACTCAACACATGGTTACTTTGGTGGTGGTGCTAGTCCAGCAGTATCAACAATGGATAAGGTTACTTATGCATCTGATACGACAGCAGCAGTTCCTGGTGCAGCATTAAGTTTGGCACGAAGTAGACTTGCTGCAACAGGAAACTCAACACATGGTTATTTTGGTGGTGGTACTCCTGGTCCAGTATCAACAATGGATAAGGTCACTTATGCATCTGATACGACAGCAGCAGTTCCTGGAGCAAACTTAAGTGCGGCACTAGATCGTCCTGCCGCAACAGGAAACCAGACATCAGGTTACTTTGGTGGTGGTGATGTAAGTGATAATGAAAGATCAACAATGGATAAGGTCACTTATGCGTCTGATACTACTGCTGCAGTTCCTGGAGCAGCATTAAGTGTGGCACGAAATAGTCTTGCTGCATCAAGTGCCAGAGCAAATGGTCTTCCTGTAGCAGTACCACCAGCAGCAACACCAACATCTCAAACAGTTACTATACCAACACCAGCACCAAACACTGGTTACTTTGGTGGTGGTGCTCCTGGTTCAATATCAACAATGGATAAGGTCACTTATGCATCTGATACTACTGCTGCAGTTCCTGGTGCAAACTTAAGTTTGGCCCGAAATGGTCTCGCCGCAACAGGAAACCAGACATCAGGTTACTTTGGTGGTGGTACTGTTCCTACTACAGCAGTAATGGATAAGGTCACTTATGCATCTGATACGACAGCAGCAGTTCCTGGAGCAGCATTAAGTGCGGCACGATTTCGTATTGCCGCAACAGGAAACTCAACACATGGTTACTTTGGTGGTGGTTTTCCGTCAATATCAACAATGGATAAGGTCACTTATACGTCTGATACGACAGCAGCAGTTCCTGGTGCAGCATTAAGTGTGGCAAGATATGGTCTTGCTGCAACAGGAAACTCAACTCATGGTTACTTTGGTGGTGGTGCTCCTGGTTCAATATCAACAATGGATAAGGTCACTTATGCATCTGATACTACTGCTGCAGTTCCTGGTGCAGCATTAAGTGTGGCAAGATATAGTCTTGCCGCAACAGGAAACTCAACGCATGGTTACTTTGGTGGTGGTACTTCTGGTTCAAGAACAAAAATGGATAAGGTCACTTATGCATCTGATACTACTGCTGCAGTTCCTGGTGCAGCATTAAGTGTGGGACGATTTCAGCTTGCCGCAACAGGAAACTCAACACATGGTTACTTTGGTGGTGGTTTTTCGACAATATCAACAATGGATAAGGTTACTTATACGTCTGATACGACAGCAGCAGTTCCTGGTGCAGCATTAAGTGTGGGAAGATATGGTCTTGCCGCATCAAGTGCAAGGGCAAATGGTCTTCCTGTCAATCCACCTACTCCTTTCCCTGTTATCGTATAATTAGTGCTATAATAAAGAAAACCTTTGATATGATTGAAAACCCTTTGTCTTATATTTTAATCCGTCCAAATGTCATTAATGATTATGGTCTGAGGGAAATGAGAGAACATATTGAAAGAACAAATAAAACAGATCTTTCAGTATTTGATCCACATAAGTCAAATGAGACTGGTAGTAAAGAATGGATTGTAAATAAAGAGGTTCGTGATACTCAACATGTTGAGGCAGGTCCAATATTCTCAAAAATTGTAGACCTTCTAAAGGACACAGTAAAAGAAGTTATCAATACATTTTATGGTATTGAGATACTTGAAAGTGAAGTTCCGCAGATCCTTTCTTATGGTATTGGTGGGCATTATTCTCCTCATATTGATGGTGAGTCATTATGGAAAACTCCAGATGGTGAGATGATATGGAAAAAATCAACTGATCGAGATATATCTATGGTGTTTTATCTCAACGATGAATATGAGGGTGGAGATTTCGTATTCCCAGACCTTAAAGTTCGTGTAAGACCAGAACCTGGAATGTTAGTTTGTTTTCCATCCAACCACCACTACCTCCATGGAGTTGAACCTGTTACAAGAGGTCAAAGGTATAGTATTGTATGTTGGGCTACTGCAAAAGGGTTTCCTACAATGGAGCAACAAAATCAAGAACTATCTCAGAAGTATGGTATAATGATAAATAATTAAAAATTTTAGAGAATAAAAATGAAATACATAAAGCACTATTATGTTGATGATGATCAGAATACTTTTTGTTGTGAAACATCATCAAATCCAAAATATAAAAGACATCCTACAAAAGAATATAGTGGACTTGACGTTAAAGTTTGGTTAACTGATTCTGATGGAGTTGATGTATGTCTTGCAGAACTTCCAGATTCAACTACTGTCTCTACCATAACCCAAGAATGTGGTAAGAATAGTGTTCAAGTTTTGACTGAAGAAGAGTATAATACTGTTTGGACACCATACTCTGCGGCATTAACACTTTATGGTGAGGCAAGAACTGCCGAAGAATCTGGTGATACTGATACTGCTTCTACAAAAAAAGCAGAAGCAGAAACAAAAATGACTGAAGCAACAACTGCAATTCGTGCTCTTTAATTTGACAGATTAGTAATATTATTTTATAATTATATGAATTTTAAAGTTTACACAAAAGAAAATTGTCCTCATTGCTACAAGATTAAACAAGTACTAGAGTTGACAGGAACACAGTTCATATCTTATAATCTTGGGAAGGACTTTACACCAGAAGATTTTTATGCTAAATTTGGTAGGGGTTCTACTTTTCCGCAGGTAGTATGTGACGATAAAAAATTAGGAGGATGTGTTGACACAATCAAATTCCTCAGAGAACAACAAGTCATCAAGTCTTAACATAAATAAAAATGAAGACCACATAAATCGTGGTATTGAATTCTTGCTTAATGGAGGTAAGAGAAAGCAAACAGAACCATTTCACATTATGTTTGAAAAAATGGTTTGCTTTCTGAGATGGAAAGTAAATATTCACTTTGAGTTTTCCATCAAAACATCCCGGAGTAAGAAAAATGTTAGCAACTAGTTTAGTATTTGGTTCATTTCTGACTATTTTATTTCTCATGATGGGTTTGATGATTGGTTGGACTGCCAGAGAATACATGATGAACTATAGAGAGGCACCGAGATATCATCCTGAGATGTTTGATGAGCAAGGAAACTTAATTCCAGATGAAGTAATCGCATTTAATTTTGAAAACTATGACGACAACAACGAAGAAGAAAACGACAACGACTAAGGCAGTATCACTGGAACTTCCAAAAAATCCATTTGTTTTTGAAGTTCTAGAACTTTTATCAAAACAGAGGAGTAAGGCAAAGAAGATTGAAGTTCTGAAAAAGTATGAGCATGTTTCTTTGAAGGCAACATTAATTTGGAACTTTGATGAAAGTGCAATTTCTATGCTTCCTGATGGAGAGGTTCCATATTCTGGATTTGAGGATCAAGCATCATCAAATGGAACTCTGAGTACTAAAATCTCAGAAGAAGTTCGTAGAATGCATGAAACCGACTCATTCTCAATGGGTTCGAGTGATAAGAATGGACACACCACAATTCGTAGAGAGTTTAAAAACTTCTATCACTTTGTTAAGGGTGGTAATGATGCTATGAGTGGTGTTCGTCGTGAAACGATGTTCATTAATATTCTTGAGGGACTTCATCCATTAGAAGCAGAAGTTGTTTGTTTGTGTAAGGATAAAAAACTTTCGGAGAGATATAAGATCACAAAAGAAATTGTGAGTGAAGCATATCCAGACATTACTTGGGGAAATCGTTCATAATTATGGCAAATCAATTGGGAGATGCTCCCACCAAAATAGAAGAGGAACAGTCTATGACTTCATGGGCACCATCAGAAAAAGAAAACTCTAAATCCGTATACGGATGTGAAATTCTGATAGATAATGGAACTTGGGAACAAGTTTCCACTAAAGATTGTCCTAATGATGCCATGATAATCACCTATGTGGTTGATGGAGAAACGAAATATGATTTGACTCGTAGTCAGAAAGAAGTTCGTATCTTTAATATGTACTGGGATAAGTTTCGTGAGAATTTAAAGAGCATTAGTTTTGGTATGGGAAGAACCAATCCAAAACTATGGGGATATGAACCAGCACCCCCAACCAAAAAGCGGAAATAGTTCCAAAAAAGTCGGGAAAAAATCTCCGGCAAATTTTTGGTCTGTGGGGTCGATTATAAAATTGTCACACCACCTCTTCATAGGGGTGGTTTTTCGTGTATAATACGGGGGTAGTCAATCATAATAACATGACACTTGAAATGATTCCCTTTATGCCTTCGGTGCATCAAAGGCATAAGGAGTTGAAGAATCAATGTCGGCAGCAAGAGCAGCAAGTTCTTCTAACCCCACCAGTTCGGCAACGACAAAACCCCTATCAAAAATTTGAGTTAAAACTTTTTTTGTCTTGTATTGATGATGTTTTATTTTTAAATCCCGAAAGTATTTCTGCATTATCAGATGATGAAATTTCTCTTGTGAATGATGAAATTTGGTTATTGTATTCGACACTCAAAGTCAAAAAATCTTATTTTGAGTCTTTAGATTTGCCTGAGTATCATGATGATTATGAACAACTTGAAAAAATTGTAAGAAAAATGGTTATTGTAAAAAGATTTATTACTGAGATTGAAAGGGAAAAATACTTTCGTCTTTTTAAGAGGTATGATTTACTTTCCGGCAAATATACGAATAGAAAAGAACTTAAATTTTTTATGAGTTCTATTAAATCTGAAGTTTCTTTCATGTTTAATAATCATAAATACCAACAAATTTTTTCTAGAATGTGTGAATATATGCTTGATAATTATGGAGATGAAGGATTGAATAAAATCACAGGATCCATTATTTTTGATAAATTTGAAGAGATTCTTGACTAAATACGGTATAGGGTCTATTATAGACCTATCGTTCATCAGAGGAGACTCTGACGCAAGTAAGTCGCGGAACGGAGCCGTTCATCCCATGTTAGAACTATTATTTTACACAACCCTCAATTGCCAGCAAACTGATGCTATCATACTGCGTATGCAGAAAAATGAAAACATTAGTAATGCCTTTAGGATTGAGTTGGTTGAGACAATGAAGGAGTCAAATCCTAAATGTTATTGGGACGCAAACGACTAAAGGAACGGACTTAAAACATCCAACTACTTTAGGAGTAAAATCATGAATACTATCACTTATCGTGGTAAGCAATACGACAAAGAGGCATACAAGGCCGCTGTGTTAGAAGAGCAAACTGCAACTCGTAACCACAATCTCATGTATCGTGGTATCAAAATCGAACGTAAGTTTGCATCACAAAGTTGATAATTAACGACATTGGGCACTTACACTCGTTAGGCACATAGCCTAGAAGGAGGTGAGGTAAGACCCTCTTTTTTTATGCTATAATGAGATTTGACATAGGAAAAATAATGGACAGGGAGTATTGTGAAAAGTATTATTATGATGCTAAACGTTATGAATTTTCTCTGGTTCATCCATTAAATATAGATTTAGTTAAAAAATCTGTTGGATTAAATACCAGATTCGGTATTCCATATTCTTTATTGGTGGAAAATATGGGACTGTATCAAATGATTTTTAACATGGGTCGGAAATATGAAAAGGAAAACTCTAAAATTTGGGAAGGAGGAGAAGAAATGGGTCGTTGAACGATACTTTTTTTTATGCTATAGTATGGTGAAATAACAAAGTATTATGGAGAAAGAAAGAGTTAATTTGATCATTCGTAATTTAGAACTTCTTTTAGATTCTCTAAAGGCAGAAGTAAATTCTGATAGAGATGATAAGGTAGACTATAATCCATATAGTGAATATATTGAAGATTATGATGAAGTCTTTGAGGAGGAAAATGACTGAAACAAAAAAAGCAAAAGAACTGGTAAAATTACTTGAAAGACTGTTAGAGAAAGATTATCTCTATAGTGAAGAAAACATCAGACAAATGAAATCACAATTGCGTTTGATAAAACAACAAATTGTTGATGTAGATAAAAATAACTCAAAAGGATTTGGAGCATGAATGTAAAATTGATCAGTGTTACTCCTGATGCAGAAAAAATGATGGGATATGTGGCACGAGTGTCAAATCCTTCTAATCAAGAGAATCCAAAGGTTGCTGGTCTTCTTAAGTATTGTGTAAAACATCAACACTGGAGTGTCTTTGAGCAATCATTCATGACTCTTGAGATTGAGACCACAAGAGGACTGGCAGCTCAAATTTTGCGTCATCGGAGTTTTACATTCCAAGAGTTTTCTCAGAGATACGCTGATAGTTCTCTACTGAGTACAAATATTCCTTTACCAGAACTTCGTCGTCAAGATACAAAAAACCGTCAGAATTCTATTGATGATATTGATGAATTTAAAGTTCAGAAGTATCAAATGTTGATGCAAGATTATTTTTCCAGAGGTATGGAACTATATCAAGAAATGCTCACTGATGGAATTGCAAAGGAATGTGCAAGATTTGTCCTTCCTTTAGCAACTCCTACAAGACTTTATATGAGCGGATCTTGTCGCAGCTGGGTGCATTATATAGATTTGAGATCTGCTCATGGAACTCAAAAAGAGCACATGGACATTGCAGAAGCATGTAAAAAAGTTTTTATAGAACAGTTTCCAACAGTAGCAGAAGCACTGGAATGGATCTAAATATTTTATATTGAGGTGAAAATTTTGGCAACATATCCGATTATTAATAAAGAAACTGGTGAGCAAAAGGAAGTAGTTCTGAGTGTTCATGAATGGCCAAAGTGGTGCGAAGAAAATAGTGATTGGATTCGTGATTGGTCTGATCCATCTACTTGCCCTAGACCAGCAGAAGTTGGTGAATGGAGAGATAAACTTGTCGCAAAAAATCCTGGATGGAATGAGGTTTTAAATAAGGCATCAAAAGCACCAGGTTCGAGAGTAACTAAAATCTAATGGCAAGAAGAAAACGAGCATCTGCGAATGATCAACCCATTGGAGTTGGACTTTCAACAAAGCAGATGAAAAGAAAGAAACCATTAAGTTCTGGATACTTAGTGGATATAGACCCACTTAATGATAATCAAAAAAGATTATTTGATTCTTATAAGGAAGGAAAGCATTTAGTTGCATATGGTTGTGCAGGAACAGGAAAGACCTTTATAACCCTCTTTAATGCACTTAAAGATGTATTAGATGAGAATACACCTTATGAGAGAATATACCTTGTGAGGTCTCTTGTATCAACCAGGGAGATTGGGTTTCTTCCAGGTTCTCATGAAGACAAGGCAGACATCTATCAAATACCATATAAAAATATGGTAAAGTATATGTTCCAGATGCCTTCTGATGCTGATTTTGAGATGTTATATGGCAATCTTAAATCGCAGGAAACAATTAAATTCTGGAGTACATCATTTCTTCGTGGAACAACACTTGATAATGCGATTGTGATTGCTGACGAATTTCAGAACATGAATTTTCATGAATTGGATAGTATTATTACTCGTGTTGGTGAGAATACTAAAATTTGTTTCTGTGGAGATGCTCGTCAATCTGATTTACAGAAAATGAATGAAAAGAATGGTATTGTTGACTTTATGAGTATCTTGCGTAAAATGCCATCATTTGATATAATTGAGTTTGGTATTGACGATATTGTTCGTTCAGGTCTTGTCAAGGAATACATTATAGCAAAAATGGAAACAGGTTTTTAATGTTTAATCATGTTGATTTGAATCTCTCTCCTCTTGAGAGGGAGACTATTGATGGAGTCAGATATTATTCTGTTCCACATGAAGAAGAACTCCTAAAATTGGTCTCGATTACTTCGATAACCAGTCATTACAATAAGGAGACTTTTGTTAAATGGAGAAAAAGAGTTGGTGATGAAGAGGCAAATCGTGTCACAAAGGCTGCAACACGTCGTGGAACTGATTTTCATAGTCTCACTGAGTGTCACCTAAAGAATGTAGAGTTACTAAAAGTTCCTCCTATTTCTGATTTTCTATTTAAGATTTCTAAGGGTACTTTAAAGAACATTGATAATATTCATGCTCTGGAAACTTCCCTATATAGTAAGCAGTTAGGAATTGCTGGAACCGTCGATTGTATTGCAGAATACGAGGGTGAATTAGCAATAATTGACTTCAAGACTTCTAAAAAACCGAAACCAAGAAATTGGATCGAAAACTATTTTGTACAATGTGCTGCATATGGATGTATGTTGTATGAAATGACTGGTATTCCGGTCAAAAAATTTGTAATCATCATGGCTTGTGAAAATGGAGAATGCGTCGTCTACGAAGAAAGAGACAAATCAAAGTACATCAAACTTCTTACCGAATATATTAGAAAGTTTGTTACAGATAAATTGGAACTCTATGGAACCGAATAAGGAACTAGAAAAGGTATTAGCAAGTAAATTTTTAACACCTTCCAAGTTTGCGTTAGAAATCGAAAAGATTGTTGCCGAAGAAAAAATCAACTACATCGATGCGATTGTTCACTATTGTGAATTAAATGAACTTGATGTAGAATCAGTCACAAAACTTGTATCAAAACCACTGAAGGAAAAACTGAAGTGGGATGCCACGAGACTTAATTTTATGAAAGCAACTTCGAAAGCAAAACTGCCTTTATGAAAGTGACCCCATTTGATACCTACCAACATTATTTGTCACTCAAAAATCATTTTACAAACCCAAAATACGACTTCTTCCGATATGGTGCGAAGACCCGTGCAAGTGTCTCTTCCTTTAATAAAAGAAGAGATAAGTATTGGTTCGAGAAAACCAGTCGTAAATATAATGATGAAGAAGTTGTAAAATTTCTTGTATCTAATTTCGCATACGCCAACAACCCACAAAACTTATGGATTGGAGAAATTATCAGTTCTGGAGAAAGGACTTACGCAGACTGGACAAAGAGACAACAGAGTTTGACTTACTTGTTCAAAGAACAAAGCAACGAATTACTCTCGAACAACGAATTAGAGAATCTATTCAGTTGTTCGAAAGGTCATCCAACAATCTTAAAAAGATTTCTTGGTGGAGACATAAGTCTTGAAACTTTCGTAATCTATGATAGAATATTCTCATTCAGAAAGAAGTTTGATAAGAAACTGAAAGATCCTGTAT